AATGCAGATACCCTTCTGGCCAGAAAACTCAGTAGTGGAAAACATTATGGGTATTTTGGGTGGATTGAGTAGTGAAGGTTTACTTGGATTAGTAGGTGCCTTTATTCTATACCACATCCTTAAGAAAAAATAAGGATTAATTAAAATCAATTGATTAAAGACCTCACCCTAAAAAGTGAGGTTTTTTCATTTACTATATTTATATACAACCAATATGGTAAAATAATGAGTACAAATTTTGAATTATTTCCTGGTAAAGACTTAAGTGGTTTGTTTAAGGATATCTATGATAACCAACAAAACAAGAAACAAAGAATATCTGAGCTAATTGCTGAAATGAAAAAGGTAATTAGACATGCAGGAGATATGGCAGTAATTGGGCCAATCATAAAAGATTTAGTCGATACATCAGTTAAGAATGATGATTCACTAATCAAGATGGCAGCAATTGCACAAAGAATTATTGGAGCAGCTCAAAAAGCAGAGGGAGATACTGGTTTCCTATCTGATGATGAAAAAGAACAATTACTTTCTCAGTTAGAAGAAACTGCAAAAGAGGTTGTTGATGAGCAAGAATTGAAGGTTGACGAACTTACAAATGAAATTGAAGAGCTGAAACAAAAGGTAAGTAAGTAATGGGTAGAAAAACAATATCACAACAATATCAAGGAGCATCTAGTTTCAATATTGCGGGTAGACACGTTGATACTGGTATTATTGAACACATAATACTAGATGGAGGTGATGAAAATATTGTAGAAACCTCATCAGGAAAATCTAATTCTAAATTAGTAGATGCTTATATCGGAGCAGCTAGAATTAGGAAGATGAGTGATTTTTCTGTAAATAAGAAACAACTTCCTTTATATTTACCATTAGTTCCCGATGAAGGTGTTCCTATAATCGGAGAAACAGTTCAACTTATATCAGTTGCTGGTACTGATTATTATAAAAGAATCCCAAGTGTTAATCTTAATATTGGAAATGCTAGAATTAATGCTGAAGAAAAACTATCAGAAAAAGCAGATTCTTCAGGTGGTGGTGGTTCATACTCAGAAACTTCTCAAACAGGTACTGCAACTTCAAATAGTTCTGAAAGAGAATCTGAATTAGGAGAATACTTTTCACCCGAAAGTGTACATAAGTTAAGATTATATGAAGGGGATAGAGTAATTCAATCTAGATTTGGCCAATCAATTAGATTTAGTGGATATAATAATACTGATAACTTATTTTCTCCAACCATAATAATTCGTAATAGACAAAACGATGCATCTATTAATGATTTAGAAGTAAACGATGTAACCGAAGAAGATGTTAATACAGATGGTTCTATAATTTTAATGGGTGGTGATAAGTATAGAATTCCATTTCAACCTGGTACTGTTGATGAAAAGGGTAACTCTAACTTTCAAACAAATCCAATAAAACACGAACTACCAGATTACGAAGGTAATGACCAAATACTAATCAATTCAGAAAGAATTGTTATATCATCTAAAGCTGCAGAGATGTTATTTTTTTCCAAAGGAGATTATGGATTTATATCAGATGGTATATTTAAGATTGATAATGGAGAAGCTGGTGCTGAATTAGACTTTGGAGGAAATGTTAATCTAACAATGGATAGAAATAACAGTACCTTCTTTGTAGGAACTGGTGATGGCCAAATAAGATTAAATACAGATGATAGCGGTAATGGTGGAACAGGACAAAAAGAACCTTTGATTAGAGGTGCTAAACTAGTTGATTTATTGGAACAACTTATAGATGCAATAAATCTACAAGTATTCAAAACTCCATGTGGCCCAACTGCACCTGCACCACTTAATAAAGCAGTATTCAATCAAATAAAATCGCAACTTAAAGATGCGAAATCAACTAAAAACTTTACGGAGTAGATTATGTCGTGGACTTTGTTCAAAGTAAATATGTTATTGTACATGAACAACCCTCTGGCAATAAACGCACCAGCTCAATATGCTGTTAAGTTTGTTACTGAGTATGATTCATGTATGAGAAGAGGTGGTGTTATGATTGGTAAAGAACCAGTTATGGCGGGAAATATACCCTTAATGACCTCTCTAATGAATCTTAGTCATATGTCGGCCTTAACCGCTACCACACCAAGTGGTCATGCATTTATAAAAGATATTGGTACTGCCGTAAAGGGATATTGGACTGGTGCAACTATGATGCCATTTCCAACATACCCAATCCCAGCACCTGGTTCAATTCAAAATCTTTTTATGCAATCGGGTATGGTTACAAATCCTGGTACATGGCCTAGTGTTCCATTTGAAGTACCAACCACTTCCTGTCTCACATTCTTAAGTGCATTTGCAATGTTTGCTAAAATACATTTATTTACTATTCAAGGAATGTTTATGACAACTTCTTTATATCCATCGGCACCATCACCAATACCTGCACCTGGTGTAGTTAATTGGCAGGCTTATAATATTCCTGATGTTCCTATGTTTGGTATAACTAAATCTCAAAACAGTTCAACTGATGCTCCAAATACAAATAATAATGATGTTAAAGGGCCATTAGAAAACGCAAACACAGATTTTGATATACGAGACAAAACTAGAATAGGATTCAAATCAGAAGCTGAAAAGGATGCTAATAAATTAGGACACCCACTTAATAAATTAGGATTAGATACTTCGTATCCATCGGATGTTGTTGATGATGAATTGAGAGAGAAGTTAGGGACTAGTGATAATATATTAGAAAAGGCAGATATGATTTTAGAATCAGAAATTAAAAAAGACCAATTAGGTATGGATAGATTTTATTCTCAAGCCATACAAGCCATTGGAAGTATTGCTAGTACTCAACCAAATGCAAATGAACAATTTGCTAAAAACTTATTCGAATTACAGAGAGAATTAGAAAAAGAAAGAAAGTTATGTTGTAATGACTGTACTTAAAATCTATAAAAACTAAATTAATATATTTATATTAAGATAAATGAAAACAATTGACAATGGATTCAAAAAAACTAGTAAAAGTAATAAAAACTATCGTAGAGGCCGAAGTTGCTAAAAAGCATGAGGCATTCTTAACGAAAACTTTTCCTAAAATATTAGAGGAAGAGGTTTCTCGTAGAATAAACAATATGAGTAATAAAGAAGATTTATCTTTATCTACCATATCAGAAGAAGTAGACCCATTTACAAAAGTAGATGAGATTCTAAAAAAAGAAAGAGAAAAAACACCTCAGAAAAAATTCACTAGAAATGAAAAAATAAATGAGGTATTAAATAATACAAAACCGTTTACAAAAGAACAAAGAAGTGGTGGAGGTGGAGCAAAATCTGTATTAGATAATTTACCACAACAACCAGTAAATGAAGGATTAGATAAAACGGTTAATTTTGATTCAACAGATGTTGCAATGGGAGGAGGTGTACCACCGAACCTGCAACATTCAATGGCTGCCAAAATGGGATATGGAAATTTACCAACCCAAGGAAGTAAACAAGGTGGATTGGGAGTTCAGACTGGATTACCTGGTTTAGATAGAATTCTAAATAGAGATAATTCGGCATTAGTAAAAAAGTTTAAGAGATAATAGGAGATAAATAATGTCATATGTTTTACCAAAACGTATTGTAAAAGATACTGATTCTGATTTTGATAATCATGCCTATGGTTTAGATTATCCTATTAGACTGGGTGCGAATCTTTTTAAGTCAACGTTTAACTTGGTAGATGCTGCTTCGGCTAACATTAGAAATCTTTTATCAACAAGAAAAGGTGAACGAATCATGCAACCAGAATTTGGTACAGGTCTACATGAGTTATTATTTGAACCAATGACAACTGAATTTGAAACATCAGTTCAAAAGGAGATAACAAACTCTGTAAATTTTTGGTTACCTTATGTTACGATTGAAGAAATAGAAATAGATATGACTGATGAGATGAAAGATAGACATAGAGCAACATTGAATCTAACTTTTAGAGTTGGTGAATCAATTGATACTAATCAAGTCTCATTAGAAATAGCGGAATAGGATTATGGCATTAAACAGTACAAATAGAAAAAATTTAGGAAAGAACATTCAGTATCTTAATAAAGATTTTGGTGAGTTTAGAAATAACTTAATCGAATACGCCAAAACATATTTCCCTACAACGTATTCTGATTTTAATGAATCTTCACCAGGTATGATGTTCATAGAAATGGCATCTTACTTAGGAGATGTTCTTGGATATTACATTGATGATACATTAAAAGAATCAATGATACACACAGCAGAGGATAAAGATAATGTTGTTGCTTTGGCAAATTTCCTAGGATATAAACCAAAAGTTACTTCACCTGCATTAACTAAAGTTGCTGTTTATCAACTTACTCCAAGTAAAAGGAGAGCAAGTGGTAATCTATATGAAGGTGATAATAGATTCGAATTAGATGAAGGATATTTACTTAGAGTAAAAGAGGGAATGGAGCTTACATCCGATACAGGAGTTATATTTAGAACAACAGAACTTGTTGACTTCAACGATGATTATGAAAGAGAAGTTTCTGTGTATGAAAGAAATTCATTACAAGAACCTACTTTTTATTTAATAAGAAAATTTGTTAATGCAATATCAGCAGAAGAAAAAGAAGTTAACATAGAGTTTGGTTCACCTAAACAATTTGATAAAATAGAATTGGTAGATACTAACATTATACAAATATATGATGTAAGAGACTCAAATGGAAACAAATGGTATGAAGTTCCTTATCTTGCTCAAGAAATGGTTTATACTGATTACCCAAATACATCTCAGTTTGATGGTGATTTGGCACAGTTTAAGGATTCAGTACCTAGTATATTAAGAGTAACCAAAACATCTCGTAGATTCGTTAGACAAGTAAATCCAAATAATACAACTAGTATTGTATTTGGAGCGGGTAACTCAACCTCATCAGATGAAACATTTTTACCAAACTTTAAGAATGTAGGACTGGGATTAAATAATTCAATAGATAGATTGGGTGCATCATTTGACCCTGCTAATTTCTTAAAATCAAAATCATATGGTCAGGCTCCATCCAATACAACATTAACTGTTCGTTATTTAGTTGGTGGTGGTGTTGAGGCGAATGTATCTAAAGCATCTATAAAAAGAATTACTAAAATGGAATTCGATGAAGATTTATCTTTATTCGATGATGATGAACTTCAAATGTATGGAACTGTTAAGAACTCAATAGCTGCAGAAAATGAAATACCAGCTAGTGGTGGTAGGGGTTCGGAAACTATTGATGAGATTAGAGAAAACGCACTTGCACACTTTGGTTCACAAAATAGAGCAGTAACACGAAAAGATTATCAAGTTAGAGCATTGGCACTTCCTCCTAAGTTTGGTGGAGTTGCAAAAGCATTCTGTGCACCAGATGGGGAGTTGGATAATAATTCACCAAGTTCTATACTAAATAATCCTGATTCTCTTGAAGAGTTTGCAGGATTAGTTCAGAAACTAAATACTGGTGAAAGAAAGAACGAAACAGAAATCAAAACAGAATTACAAAGATTTTTAGTTGGAAAAACAGGACAAGAGGAAAAAAATAATCCTTTTGCTATAAACTTATATTTACTTGGATATAATTCAAGTAAAAATTTAACTTCACTAAATAAGGCAGTTAAAGAAAATGTTAAAACATATTTATCAGAATTTAGATTATTAACCGATGGTATAAACTTATTAGATGGGTTTGTAATAAACGTAGGTGTTGATTTTGAAATAATGGTTTATAATTCTTACAATAAGAGAGAAGTGATGTTAAAGTGTATAACTGAAATAGAAAAATATTTTAATATTGATGACTGGGCATTTAATCAACCAATTAATATTTCTGAATTAGAATTAGTAATTGCAGGAGTAGAAGGTGTTTTATCTGTACCAAAATGTGAAATAGTTAACAAATGTGGTGGGGTTTACTCTAAACACAAATACAACGTTAGTAACGCAACTAAAGGTAAAATGGTTTATCCATCATTAGACCCATCTGTATTTGAGTTAAAGTATCCTGGTAAAGATATAAAAGGGAGGGTTGTATAATGTATTATTTCGTAACAGCATCTAAAGATGCATCTATTTACTTACAACAACCATCTCAGAACACAGGAAGAGATGAGATACTTGAGATATCAAAAACATATTATGGTAATCTTAAAGATATATCACATTCATTGATAAAGTTTGATACTAACTCAATTTCTCAATCAATATCAAGTGGAGAAATAACTGCAAGTGCTGCTGAACTTATTTTAAGAGAATGTGAATCAAGTGAAATACCAACAGATTATACAATCTATGCATATGCAGTATCTCAATCATGGGATGTGGGTATAGGAACTAGATTTGATGAAATATCAACAGATGGTGTAACATGGGATAGTTGTAGAACTGGACAAGATTGGATGAGTCAAGAAAATCATTCATCGGATACAACAGGCTCTTTTAATGGAAAAGGTGGTATTTGGTTTACTGGTTCTTTTTCATCTCAATCATTTTCATATGAAACATCTGATATTACAATGGATGTTAAAGGAACTCTCGATACTTGGATTAATGGTGATTTACCAAATGAAGGATTTATTCTAAAATATACATCATCATTGGAGAATGATGTAAATGACTATGGTCAACTAAAGTTTTTCTCCAAAGAGACAAATACAATTTACCAACCAAAACTTAGAATAGGTTGGGATGATTCATCTTTTTCTACTGGTTCACTAACAGAACTCACATCTGATGATATTCATGTAACATTTAAGAGATTAAAAACAAAATATAAAAAAGGAAGTAAACCACAGATAAGAGTTTTTGGAAGAGAAAAATATCCTCTTAAAACTTATTCAAATCAATATGCTTATACAGATGTATATTTTTTACCATCTACAACGTATTATCAAATAAAAGATATACAAACAGATGAAGTAATTCTTCCATTTGGTGATTATACTAAAGTATCTTGTGATTCAAATGGTAATTACTTTAACCTTAATCTTATAAACTTTGAAACGGAAAGAGATTATTATATTGAAGTAAAAACTGAAAGAAGTGGTGTTATAGAATATTTTGCAGATAAAGATTTAACGTTTACAGTAGAAAGATAAAATGGCTTTAGAAAATAGATTTAGATTTGATGAACTTGTAAAGAGTGGCTCGAGAGCCATAGTCTCTGAAGATTCTACATCTAAAACTCATACTTTTATAGATGGTTCACCAACTCAAATAACAGGTTCAGATGTACCATACGACCATACGAAGGGTGATAGAGATGGTGAAATTACTTCTTTTATAGAAAAACCGTCATACAAAGAGGACCAACTTAAAAAGGCAGTTGATACTGTAATCGATGAATTAGTAAAACCCACCGGCCCTCCAAGACCAGATGTAGTTCCTAGAGAAGTATATGATGATTTAAGAGAAAAGTATGATGAAGCTCTTCTAGAGTTAGCAGAAGCTATTACAGAAATTAGTAGATTGGAAGGTGAAAATGCAAGATTATCTGCAGAACTCCAAGCTGCTCTAGTAGAAGTAGATGCAATACAAGTTACTAAAGCTATAGTGGATAATCAATTACAACAATCAACTGATAGATATAAAGAAGTGGCATCTAAACTTACAGTTGCTATTATAAAATCAACTAAAGAAGCAAACGAAAGAGTTAGATTAAATGCACAAGTAGAAGGTTTGGTTGCTCAAAAAGATGTATTAAGACAAGAACTTCTTTCATTAAGAAAGATTGTATCTGGTTTAGAAGGACAGGTTGCGGCTGGGGTTGAATCACTAAAAGTACAAACAGAGGCCGCATCGGCACAAAGGGAGGCGGCGGCACAGGCGGCCGAGGCTCAACGATTGGCTTTAGAGAACCAACAGAAGGCATTAGAATCACAATTATCGGGTCAGGCTGCAGAAACAGCGGCGGCAGCGGCTGGATTAGAACCATTAAGTGATGGTGAATCTTATTATGGAGTAAAGGCAGATACACCATCAAATGGATATGATATTGGATGGACAACTTCGGTGGATAATCCAAAACCAGGTAAAGTTGGGTCAGTAACAATACAAAACTTAAAAGATAGTGGTGCTAAAATTACTCAAGTAAGTATAAGAGTAAGTGGTGGTTTATCTAGTTATGGCCCATTAGGATTTGGAAGTGATAATGGTAAACCAAAAACATCACAAAGTATTAATATTGCAAAAGGTTCTAAAACCGATGTTAAACTGTACATGAATAAAAAAATTGGTGGTAGAAATCAACCTGAACCAGATAAAAGTAATATGTTTAACTCAGCTAAAGATTATAGAGGAAACTTTACAATATCAATCAGATATGATGATGGTAGTACTGCTAGTGGTGATTCAATGAGTTTTACAATAAGAAAGAACAAACGATAATAAATGAAGGATTTCAAAAACATAGAAGAGAAAAAAGGTTATCGAGTTGATAAAAAAGATAGAGAAATTTTCGAAAGAGAAGTTCGTAGAGGTATCTTTGGTCTCGATGTTGGTGATTTAATTGAATTCATAGTATATGATTCAAATGATAATGCCCTACCACAAGAATCTTCAAATGGGAAACCTGTAAGATATATTTCATATACAGATGTTAATATTAAAAAATATTTTAGTAAAGCTGATAAAACAAAGTTTAATCTAAAAAGAAATAACGCAGAAGAATTTTTCATAGATGTTGAGAAATTAATTAAAGAAGCTGGATATTCACAAGGTGTATTTAAGACATCGGTTGCTTTACTAAACAGAAGATTGGGTTCTGAAGATAGAATGTTTGATAGAGCGTGGATACATGAAATATCACCATCTAGAACAGAAGTTAGAGTTTTACCAGTAATAGATGAATCGACTGGAAAACCAAATACAGATTTAGATTCAAGATATAATACATTTACTAGTGGAGATGATTTCTTTGCAGATATTGTTTTATTCTTAGATGAGTTTTCTGAACAATTCGATGTAGCTAGTATTGTAACTAAAATGTTACAACTCAGAGGTAAAGTTGCAGATGGTAAAAACTATATTAAATTAATAGAAAAAGAATTCAAAATTGATAACTTTGAAAGATTTTTAAGTTTAATAAAATTGTCTTTTGATAAATCAATGGATAACTTTAGAAATAATAGATTTTTTAATATTAAAGAACAATCAACATTCGGTAAACCAACTGGTGAGCAATTTGGTGTAAACTTTAATAGTAATGGAATAATAAAACAATTGTGTGATATTGCGGAAAATTGTGTAGATTATCATTTACCAAATCAAGATTTTCAAAAAACAATTAGAACAAGAGGTCAACAAGAAACTTTAGATAAAGTTGAAAAGATATTAAGAACAGTTAAATCCGATGGAGAGTTTTATGCAGAATCTCCAACAGAGAAAAAACCGGCAGTAAGAGGATGTAGAGACCCAAAGGCTAAAAACTATAACAAATTAGCAACTGTGGATGATAAGTGTACATACGAAATTCAGGTAACTAAATATAGAAAAGTACCTGTACCACCTCCACCACCTCCTCCTCCACCACCACCAACACCAGTTCCACCTGCACCAAGACCAAGTGGAGGTTCACCTGCACCAAGACCAAGTGGAGGAGGTTCATGTTCAGCATACAAAAGTGGAATGAGTATTTATATAACTTCAGGAAATAGAAGTTTCACAAAAGGTCAACAAGGTAGATTGCAAGGAGGATATGTTTTTCATAATGGAGACCACTTTAAGACACCTGCAAGAACAAAATGTAGAAATAAAGTTGGAGTAAGTTGTAGTGTCCCAAGTTGGTGTACGATAAAGACTGATTCTACTGGAACTGGATTTGGAGGAACAATAAGTCTCACAGTTCAAGCAAATACAGGACCAACAAGAACTGGTACATTTAGTTGTAGTGGTACTGGTGATGCATCTGGATTATCCAACTCTATTACTTTTACTCAAGCTGGTGAAGCTGCGGCTGCACCTGCACCAAAACCCAAACCAGTATGTCCAACGGCTGGTACTATTATAAAAGATATTTGTAGTGGAACTACTAGAGCCGTAGCTTATGCAGATGGTAATTGTGGAACTAAAAGTAATATGCCAACGATGACTAAGAATAGTCCAAAGTGTGGATATACTGCACCAAGAGGTGGAGGTGGAGGTGGCGGAGGCGGATTTAGTAGTGGAGGTGGAGGAGGATGTCTCGTTGCCGGTACAAAAATTGAAGCATCAGATGGTACAATGATAAATGTTGAAGATGTTAAAGTAGGACAATCCCTCAAAGGATTGGATATAAAAACATTATCATCTTGGAATAAAGTAGAAGATAATTGGAAAGGTAAAGATATTGAACAATATGATAGTTCAGAATTTAAGGTAATCGATTTCCAACACCTTAGAGATAGAGCAGTTTATTCAATTAATGATGGATTGTTAGAATGTAGTGAAGAACACAAACACCTTATAAAAAGAGATAATGAGTGGCAGATAAAAACTACATTGGAATTAGCAGTAGGTGATATATTTTTAACAAGAGAAAAAGAAGAAATAGAGTTAGATAGTTTATTTTTAGTAAGAGAAGATGATGTTTATCTTCTAACACTAGATGGTAAACATACTTATTATGCGAATGGTATATTAACACACAACTATAAGGCAGATGGCCGTTTATCGGGCTATAACATGTCCTTTAGTGATAGAAGGTTAAAGAAAAATATAAATAAAATTGATGAATCTCCAAGTGGATTAAACATATATAGTTTTGAATATAAAGATACTACATATGGTAAAGGAGTGTTCCAAGGTGTGATGTCTGATGAGATACCTCAAAGTGCAGTAATTAGACATACAAGTGGATATGATATGGTAGATTATTCAAAAATTGATGTAAATTTTAGGGAACAATAAAGATGGCAAGAAAACCAGTATATTCTGGAAGAAGAGTAGGACAAACATCAGGCCAATGGGTTTGGAATGGCTCAAGTTGGTATGATACTTCTGCAATGGGTGGAGTTGGAGGTGGTTCTCCTGCTTCATTATCACCAGCTTCTTATTCAGTAGGAGGTGGTAATGCGGCCAATCTTATGTCAGCTGGACCAACTAGTGGTGGTTTTGGTATTGGTGGTAATTTCAACAGAAGAATGGATTTACCTGCAGCCTTTAATTCAACCCCAAGGCAAACACCAAGACAAACACCAAGACAAACACCTAGACCACAACAAAGTTATAGTCAAATAGTAGGTGGAGGTAGGCCTCAGATTCCAAAAATACCAGTTACCATTCCACCAAGGCAAACACCACGAATAGAGGCCAAACCTAAACAAACACCTACGCCTATACCTAATGTTGTTGCACCTGTAATTAATAAAGGACTTGATAAATCTGTTGCTTTTATAGAGCCAATGGCTGTTATACGACAACGATATGAGGTTGCGGCTAATGAAATTAGAAATAATATATTTGCTACACAAAATCTAAATGATTTAGAAACATCGGTAGTTAATCAATTGGGTGTTAAACCAAATAGAGTTGAGGACCAAATTGTTACTTGGGGAACTGGAGATGTTAAAATTGGTACTAAACCAAGAGTAGATGTACCTGAACCAAGACCTATCCAACCTAAAGATTATGGTACAAACATTCACTTCAGTTTTAGTCCAGGTGCAGCAAGAGGTGCAATCTTTACTGATACTGGTGAAAAACCTAAAACTACCGTTTCACATAGTGCAACTGCAAAAGATTATTTAAGTGGAAGAACTCTTGGTGCAAAAGAAGAAAAATACGGAAAAGCAAAGGAAGTTTATAGTATTAAAACAAGAGTAGCTCAAAGAGGAGGAGCCTCGGTTAATGGAATACAGGCTGGTAACTTAAGTGATATAGATTTAAGATTGGCCAGAGAAGGTATTTTACCTATACTAGAGTATTGGATTGATATCAAACTTAATGGTAAAGTAGTTAAGACTCTTAAACCAACATCAAATTCAACAACTATAAATTTCACATACGAACCTCTGGCACCTAAGCCAGAACCAGATGTTGATAATACAAGTAAGGTTAATATTACATATGATTTACCAATGGGTGTAAATGGTGAATTCGATTTTGGTGGTAAAGTAGCAACATATGAAGGAACTGGTCAAACAACCGTTATAAATACTGCAACATTTATAAATTTTACTCCAAATTCTTCAACTTCAACACATAACCATCAATATACATTATATGAAGTTGGTAGTGGTAAAAAAATAGCAGAACAAAAAAATGATACAAAGGAATCGGGAGGCCGAAGCAATAATTTGTTTACATTTACTGGTATTCAACAAAGAAAAGAATATAACCTTAAAATTACTATTACAAAAGGACAAGTTCCAGTCGAACCTGAAATACAACCGAAGCCGGCAGCTAGTCCAGCATATACTTTAGAATCATATGTTGTAACTGAAAATAGAACGAGTGGAGAAGATGCTCCTGATTATATAAAACCAATACTAAAAGTAGCTGAAGAAATTGTTTATATTAATATAGGTGATGCTGGGGATACAGAGTTAGTAATTCCATATACAACTCAAAATGCAGATTGGGTTAATATAAAAATAAAAGGAGCCTTTAGAAAAAATACACATTCAGATAAACTTGTCTTAAAACCAAGTGATTTTGAAAAACCAGGTTCATACCAAGTTTGGTTACAACCAGATTCAAATATAAACGGTACTGGTGAAGCTAAACAAGTTCCTGTTATTGTAGTTGAAAAACAATTGCTACCAGGACCAGATATTACAAGAATTGATTATCCTAAACAAATTAAAGGAGCAGATTTCAAAGGATATAATATTGATTTTTCTGTAAATTGGGAATCTATCAATACAAACTATATTGATATCTTTATCGGTAAAGTAGATGATAAAAATAAAATATTAAAAAAAGGACCTGCTATGGGTTCTCAAGAGTTTAATATTGGAAAGATATTAAAACAAGCAGGTGAATCATTAGAAGATACTTCTGATTGGATTTATTTTGATTTATATTTTTGTCCATACAACTCAGAAGGAGATGAGGTATTCAAGGGTAAAACAGAATCTATAAAAATTGCTTTTGATAAAGGAGACTTGGTTCTTAGTAGAGGAGAAGTACATAGAGATATATCAGAAGCGATATGTCATCAATTTGATTCATCGGCTCTTGCACAAGATAACTCCAAATTCTTAACTCACTTAATGCACTTTGGAGATGGTAATAATAAACTTATTGCTACATGGTGTACTGATTATGAAGAGTTTTCAAAATACGAAGATGTTGTTCAAGATGTGGAAAATGATGAAGGAGAATTTGTACCTCAAATAGTTAATAAAAAAGTACACGAAGAACAAACATTGGTTCTTAAAATGTATGAACCATTACCTAGGAGTATTGAACCAAATCAACAAATTTGGATTTCTAAAATACAATCTCTTCCAATAATAGAACAGATTACTTTAGTAAATGAAGAACTAAAAGAATGTATTGAATTGAGTCCTAACTTTGGAAACGGTATATGTGACCCAATAGGATTTCAGCTTTATGATGATTTAGTTGCAAGTGGTTCAACAACTTCAACCAATCTAATGAGTCAATTTGTTAGTGGTAGTGGGTTATCTCTTAAAACATTAAAGATACCTTATGCAAGTTCATCATTAGAAACAAGTGGTTCTGTTCTCATAGATGGTGATTCAACTTGGGCATGGAACAATTTTGTAAAATATTCATCTGCAGAAGAAAGAGTTAACAATTTCTTATACAAAATAAAATTATTAGAATTCTATGATGATAAAATAGAAAACCTAAAATCAGGTTCCTTCTATACAGGTTCGGTTAGAATTAAAAAAGAAATAGAACAACAAGAATCATCTAAACAAACAGTTTCAGATAACTTCGATGGATTTGAAGAGTTCTTATATACAAGCTCATCGATAGATGGATTAACATATCCTGGTGCAGGAACAGGCATCATATCTTCATCTGATTCTAGTGAAGCAACTGATTGGTTAAGTGGTATAACACTATCCGCTCAACAATATGATTACTATAATAAAGATTACCTAGTAAATAATTTACCAAACCATGTAAAAAATAGTACAGAGAGTGAAGAATTCAAAATGTTCTTCAATATGATTGGTAATCACTTTGATGTATTATGGGCTTATACAAAATCATTGGCTCAATCTAAAAATTTAGAACACAAATATCAAGATGGTATTAAAGATGCTTTATTATCATCTATGTTAAAATCTTTAGGTTGGGATTCTAAAATGGGTGCAAGTGCACAGGCGTTGTGGGAATATGCATTTGGAACAACTGAAGAAGGAACTTCGGTTCGTTCAATGACTGGTAAAGATAGACAAAATGAAGTTTGGAGAAGATTACTTAATAACTTACCTTATTTATTAAAACATAAAGGTACTGGTAGGGCAGTTAAAGCAGCCTTAGCTTGTTATGGTGTACCATCATCAATGTTAACAGTTCTTGAATTTGGAGGACCAAGAAATGCAGATGGTGGTGTTAGTAAATTCTCATTTGAAGATAGAACAGCTGCAATTAACATAAGTGGTTCTGAATCTATAATAGTACCATGGAAAGAATATACAGAAACATCAGACCATCCACAAACAGTTGAAATTAGAGTTAATACTGAACAAAAACAAGACCAAACATTTATATCTTCATCGGGTTGGAACTTGGGTGTTAAATACCAAACAGGAAATATAGGTAAGGTAGAATTACAATATCTAAGTGGTTCTAGCTTAGTAAGTTCATCAACAGAAAATATTCCTTTATTTAATGAAGAATACAATCAGATAGTTGTACAACATATAGGAACTGGTTCTTTTGATGTATATGTAAAAGAAGGATTTAATGAAAGAATTAGAAATGCCGTTTCTATGTCTGTTCATAATGTACCAACTAGTTCTTGGGAATTGGATAACCAATTAACTATTGGTGGTTCTAATATGAGTGGTTCTATTGATGAATTAAGATATTGGACAACTGCATTAAGTGAATCTAGAATAGATAATCACACATTGATGCCAGATGCAATTGATGGAAATCATCACTCATCTTCAACAGAAGATTTAATTCTTCGTTTAGATTTTGAGTATCCTAAAGATAGAAATGCAGATACTGCAATTAAAAACGTATCTATAAATGAATCATATGTAGTTCCATTTGTAACTGCATCTAACTTTGATAGTAATAGTACTTATCCATATCACTATACAACATATGAAAGAACTGTAACAGCAAATGTTCCTTCAAGTGGATTTGGAGTTGGTAATAAATTTAGATTTGAAACACAAGAAGGTGTATCTGAAGATATAGAAAATGGATTAACTCTTTCTTATAGAGAACGCTCAACTAAAAAATCATTTGATACTTCTCCTATTGACTCTAACAAATTAGGATTGTTTTTCTCACCAATAAAAGAGATTAACACAGATATAATGAAGTCACTAGGTCAGTTTGAAATAGATGATTATATAGGTGACCCATCAGATAGATATAAAGCAGAGTACCAACAACTAAAAACACTTAGAAATTATTATTTTGAAAGATTTACTCTTAATCTATATGAGTATATTCAGTTAGTAAGATACATAGACCAATCATTATTTGAAACATTGGAAACTCTTGTACCTGCAAGGGCTATTGTATCTAGTGGATTATTAATAGAACCACATATTCTTGAAAGAAGTAAATATCAACATAGAAAACCATCTGCAGAAGATGTTCTTGCTAGAATAAGACAACCTAAGATTGACTTGAAAGAACAAGTTAAATTGAGTTCTGAAAATGTAAAAAGATTAGACCCAAGAATCGCAGCTCTACAAAGGTTAAGATTTAGAAGTAGTTTCTTTAGAAGAGAAGGTAGAATGATAGGAACTAGGCCAAGATTTAGTTTTGGTATGGCTAATTATAATGCTAGAATGGGAGGAGGAGCTCCAAACCTATTTAGTTCAGCTGACTTTAGTGATGGTAGAATAACAGATGTTCTTAAAGTTCAACAACTACTAAAACAATTCCAAAACCAAGGCCAAGAACAAGTTGGAGTAGACCCAAGAAATCTAAAAAATGGATTAGCTGGTATATTTGCACAAAATGGATATGCTAATATTACTCGTTTAGATGGAAATGGTGCATTGATAAAAGAAAGAAAACAAGTTTGGGTTGTTACTGAAAAATTTACAGTATCAGAAAAAAGGCCAATTCCTGGAACAGGAAGAAGAGGATTTAGATTTGGTAGAAAAGGTTGGAATGTAGAACCTGATTATGAAACAGTAACAGTACAAAAAACTAGAAAGATAATAGTAATGAATAATCCTGGTGACCCCGCTCCTTCAGGTCCAAATATACTATCCGCAAGTAGAGCAAATTCTAATGGGGGTAGATTACCAGGTTCTAATTTAGGTCAAAAACGAGGTTTATTTGGACGTTCAAGACAAACATCGAAAACTACTTTAGATAGACGTTCACCAGTAGAAACTTTCTGTACGAACCCTAATGTTCTTAAGGTTGCTGATACTGCAAGAGGAAAAGGTGAACCAATTTTAGAGGTTAACAAAAAATAAAAACAATAAAATTAAAAATAGTTATATTTATATATTGAATAACATAGAGGAAAAAAATTATGGCATATTTAGATAACGCAGAAATCACAGTTGATGCTATCCTTACAAGAAAGGGTAGAGAACTACTTGCTAATGGTGGTGGACTAAACATCACAAAGTTTGCATTGGGTGATGATGAGATTGATTATTCATTGTACGAACCAGCACATCCTAAAGGAAGTGCATTCTATGATGCAGCTATCAAAGCGATTCCAATCACAGAAGCTTCACCAGATGAAACACAATCATTAAAATATAAATTGGTAACTTTACCAAAAGGAACAAAGAAGATTCCAAAAGTAGAATTTGGTATTCCTTCAGTTTCGGTAAACCAAAACTCTGGTCAAGTGCAGTTGTCACCAACAACTTCACCAGCAGGAAACCAACAATCAGGTTATACTGTTATTCTTTCTAATAAGAATGCAGGTTCAATCGTTGGTTCTGGTTTAGCGGCAACATCAGGTACAATACCTCTAGCACTTGGTGATGAAATAACAACTACTGCGGCAATAGAAACTGGATTAGGATTTACATTTATTCCAAATCCAAATATTACTGCAACTGTAAAAACAACAATTACTGTATATGGTAATGAAACTGGTGGTTCACAAACTATACCAGTAACAGTTACTTATGTACAACCAAAATAAGGATAAATAAAAGATGGCACAAATAACAGGACAAGCAGGAGTAAACTTATCATCTGATTTAGCAGCATACCTATCGGCACAGAATGGTGAAGTTACTTCTGAACAATTATCGGAAATCATAAATCAGTATTTAACTGGTGGTGATAAGGTTGCCGCTCAAGGTGGGAATCTTTCTACTGGAATCTATAAAAGATTCGGTGAGTTTGATACTGTACAAGGAAAGGTAGAAACAGTAACAACTGGTCTTTGGACTGGTGATACAGGTTCTCTATCTAATTTCTTTACATCATCGGCTCAAACAGCTGCTTCAACACAATATTATGTAAATGTATATTCAACAGACCCAGCATCTGATGCTGCTGCTGAAGTACAGTACTCAGTTGCGTTTGGTAACAAATATGGTAGTGGTTCGGTATCATTGGCAAACGATGATAGTTCATTACAAGCAACAAAGGCAAC